GTAAACAGCCCCATATAAAATGGTATATGATTATTTGGTTCCATAGTCCCTTTGTTTAATCATTTCTAAATAATGTATTGCTTTATCGATGTCTTCTACTCCGCCTTTCTGTGAGTGTCTGCATATGTACTTTATAGCGTTTCCTTCTGCAAAAAGCAATTTATTCTTATTGATAAACTCTGCAGGCTGTATTTCCATGTACATGTAATGTGTTCCCGAAACTTGTTTTAAGTATGGATTTTCTTTTTTAGATGTCATAACTTCTATCCTCTCTTTTTGGTGTCATTATATATAAATTTTGTTTTGTACGAGTAACACCTACGTACCAAACTCTATGCTCTTCATCATGTTTGTCTTCACTTTTGTCAACAGCTTCTCTTATTTTTCTCGTGTTATCTAAAATAAGTAAAACATTTGTAGCTTCACCACCTTTAGCTGAGTGTATTGTTGATAACTTAACTCGTGCTGGACTATTTAATTTTTCTCCTAACCGTAACATTTCTCTAATGTACAAACATTCTTCTGGGTCTGATTTAAAAACTTCGTACCATTGATCCTCAATACTATAATTAAATTCTTTTAAGTCATACATTCTCTCTTCTTTTAACTCTTGCTCTAATTCTAAGTATTCAAATAAATCTTTACATTCTGACAAAGAAAGTTTGTCTCCCTTAGTCCATCTTGTGTAATGTTTTACTGCTGTATACAATCTTGTTTTATAACTTTTCCTATCTTTTATTTCAAAATAAATAGCCATTTCTTTTAGTATTGATTTTAATTTTATTAATTTGTCATTTGTTCTAGCTAATATTAACCAGTCACTTTCATGCAGTGGTACATCTTCTATTGATGTCACATGATCCACACTTCCTCCTTCAGGACGTGAGGCCCATTGTTTTTTAATTCGTCTGTTCTCCGGTATACGATTTAATATTTGATCTGCTATCTGTTGTACTGCTTGTGGCACCCTGTAAGATTGTGGCAAAATAATGTTCTTAGCAGGCTCACCTTGAAACCTCTGCACATCTGCACCTGCCCAACCATAAATAGCTTGATCATCATCACCAGCTAAGATAACATGTTTAGAGTTTTTCTTAAGTATATCGTACATTTTCCACTGTATTGGCGATAAATCCTGTGCTTCATCTACAAATATTACATCATATTTCGGACACAATTCGGCCACATTAAATTTTTCAATCATGTCGGTGAAGTCTACTAACTTATAAGAGTCTTTATAGTTATCCACTTCTTCTTTTAATATTTGTAACATATGTTTATCTATGTCTTCTGAATACATATCTGTGTTGTACTCTTCTTCAATAGTTACATTCTTAATTCTTGCTGCATTAACTATGTTAAAATATTCACTGTCTGAGTCTACAAACCCTGTTTTTTCCTGGCCATTAGAATAAACTGTAACCTCTATTCCAAGTTGTCTACCAATATCTTCATAATGTTCATCTTGCATAACTTGAGATTTTTTTAATCCAAGTGTTTTAAATGCTAGTGAGTGTAGAGTTCTAAAATGTTTTAAATTTTTTTTCTGTAGTTTAGGATATGCGTCTAACATTCTATCTACTGCTTCATCCGCTGCCTTAGTTGTAAATGCAAAGTAACCTATCCTATCAATAGGTGTTCCTAGTTTTAAAAATGTTTTAACATATTTTAATAATTTTGTTGTCTTACCTGTGCCTGGTGGACCTAATATTTTTCTAACAGCCATTACATTATCTCCGTGTTGTGCAATAATTTATTATGATTAATTTTAATATCCTCAAATTGTTCTATGCTTATACAAACCACATTCTTTGTAGGCGTATTGTACTTACCTTTTTCTTTTGCTGGATATCTTTTTTGTTCTAAAAATTGTATGTCACAATGTTTGTAATTAGTTTTCATCATCACACCTGTTTTGTCTTCACCGTGTTTCCAGTTTTTAGATTTAAGTTTGTCGTAAAATTTATCAAACTTAAAGTATGCATAACCATCTTCTATCAACACCGTTCCAGATTTAAATGATGCATCATTCATAGCTTTAGGTCCATTTATTTTTGCATGTAATACGTCATGTAATTTTTCTTTTGGTGATGTACCTACTGGTGGATTAATTATTTTTTGTGTTTGAAATAAAGTTTCTAATACTGTTTGATCTTCTGGTGCTTTTATAATTGGTGGTGGAAACCCTGCAGCTTTTGCTATTGAGTTTCTACGTTTACGTTGATCGGTTACGTGTTCGATTGTTTTACAATGCACTGTTGCCTTACCAATACCATCTGGTTTAGTTACATCAAATTCATATTCCGGATCTGGTTCTATATCTATCTTTCTTAAGTTTGTTAATACAGGATACTGTCCTTTTGATCCTGCTAGTATACCAAACTTCTTTTTAACACAGATACCTTTCTTACAAAAATCACTGATAGGACTCTGGTTACAAGTGTAACCTTTTTCTGATCGATTCCATGACCTTGTCTTTTGTTTTAATTTGTTGTCGTCCCACGCATTAGCGTGTTCTCTTGCAAAATATTTAACAGGTGCGTTCTTAACTTTCTGCTCCCAAGTATCAGGGTACTTCATCTTCACAAACACATGGAAGTTATACATAAATCTATCTTTACCATCAAAAGTAGGTTGATCCGATATTTTAGATATCAAAGCAAGACAAGGTGGTCCCTCTAAAAAATCTTCGTCCACACCTTCCATAGATTGTCTTTCCATTTCTTCTGTAATGGTTTTTAATTCGTCTACATTGGTTGTGTTTGCATCTACAACTTTTATGAATTGTTCTAGTGTAAAAAACGTACCGTCAATATTAACAGCTTTTCTTTGTCCGCCATAGTATGGCAGGTTTATAAACTGTCCCGGTTTCATGATCCCTGTTTCCGGATCCTTGGTTAGTTGTGTTTGCTTAGGAAATATTTCACAGTCTGGTTTAAGATTAAATATAGGTAATAGGTTGCTTAAGAATGATACAATAACCGTTGATTGTACAAACTCATTCATAAATAAATATAAGTGTAGTCCACCACTTTTAGATTCTACTGGTACTAACGGTAGTTTATATTGTTGAATAGTTTCTAAATAAAATTGTTTGTCAAAATTTTCATATTGTTTTGGGTCCACATCTATTACACCAAATACAGCGGTACCTTTTTCATTAGTAGGCTGTATCCCAACAGATATGTTTCCTTCTAAATGTTCTTGATAAATAGTGTCAGTAAATTCTTCGTAGTTCCAACGATAAACCGGTTTCTTTTTACCGCTTTCTGGGTCTACAACAGCGTTAGTCCAATCTGCAATTCCGTATGCATGTCTATAGCCATTAAATATTTTTATATATTCTTGCATAATTATCCTGTCTACGTAGGCCACTTAGTCTCCCTTGTGGCCCACGCTGTGCACATACCCCGAGGGGATTATATAATGCTTTTACTTTCTGCTGGTTTTTCTTCACCATGCTTTGCTTTCACTGCACCTTTAGAGATGCTTTCAGAGAAAGATTTAGCTTGTTGATAAAGACCTGCGTCAGTAATAGGACCAACTTTACTTACTTCCCAACCAAACCAAGTGCCTTTGTCATTAGACATTTGAGTAGTCTTTAGTTTGTAAATGTGGCTAAAAGATGCCGGTGTATATAAACCGTTCTTACCTTTTAGTTTTATGCCGGACATCATTGAATTCCATTTTCTACTAATTTTTAATTGAGTAGATTTCATAGAGATCAACGCAGTCGATGGACTGTCTCCAGTTATAATTACAAAATGTGATGCAGTTTTTTCGATGTAATTACCGTTTGGTAATCTATCTTTATAGTTTGCATCTGGTTTTGTTTTGGACATGATATCAGATGAAGAATCATAGATTGCAACTGGTGCACCTGGTCCTTCTCCTCTATCCTTCCATTCAATGTATTCAAGTTTATAGAATGCAGGAATGACATCTAAGCCTTTCACTCCATCATACAACTCGCCAGAAACAGAATTGAAAATCATTCCTGGTTCTGCACCCTCAACATACTTACCGTCACGTTTATTAACTTCCGGTGAAAGTTGTCCTAGGATTTTAAGAAAAGGTAAGGCAAGATCTTCTTGACCTATTGCGCCTAAACCTTTTGCTGCATCTTCTTCAAACATATTAGCTGGAAGAGGAGCAGACTTTTTTTCTGTTACTTCATTCATGGTTATTTATTCCTTGTTATTTTTGTTCTGTTGCTCGTGAACAGGTTAAATAAGTCAGAAGGCATATCGAGTCCAGCCTCAACACGCTCTCTGACTAGTGCTTTAAGTGTCATTGGTTCAACCTTTAATTTCTGGATAGGTTCATACCCTTGACCTTGCGCAAGGACAGCATATTGCTGTGCCTTGTTATCTTCGGAACGTCCAAAAGCAACGGTTACCTCATTTTTGATAAGGTCACCCAGTCCGTTCTCACGAAGCCATTTATATGCTTCTTCCTTTTTATCTGCAGGTATAGAAGCACCATAGACAGGTTTAACTTCTACTGAAGTCCCGTCTGATAATTTTAATGTAGAGATATTCATTTCTTGCATCATAGTAGGTATTACCTCTGCTGACACTAGTTCTACTTTTCTTTTTATCTCTTTATATTCTTGTTCTTTAACTAAAAGTTCCTCTTCTAGTTCTTGTAGTTTTACTACTTGATCAGATAATTTTTTGGCATCATTAGCACCATCCAACTCTTCTCGTTTTTCTTGTTCAAAGTCAATCGACATTGATTTCTCCTTTCTCGTATAAGTTTATTTTAAGAGGATAGTACATTCTTTCTTGTCTATCCCATTTCAACAAATTAAATTTGCCGTTTGTAATATCAGAAACTATAGAACATGCAATTCCAATTATAGCAGGATCACCTGTTAACAACAAATGGTCATCTTCAGTATAATCTTTTAATAACTTTCTTAGTTTAAAAACTAATGGTCCTGGTGAAAATATTATTTGTGAAAATTCTGGAAGTAAAAATTTAAACTCACCATATTCTCTTGCACTCATAATATTTATTTTAGGAGCATTGGCTTTTGTGCCTGGTAATTCTTGAATTACGTATACTATTTTTTTTCTTTCTGTCATTGACTTTACATATAGGATGTTCTATATAACTTGTCAACTAGAAAGAAGAAAAATTATGAATTATAAATTTAAGACTAAGCCTTATGCTCATCAGTTAAAAGCATTAGAGTTATCATGGGATAAACCATACTTTGCGTACTTTATGGAAATGGGTACTGGTAAATCTAAAGTGCTTATAGATAATATTGCGATGTTGTATGACGCTGGAAAAATAAATGGTGTTTTAATTATTGCACCTAAAGGTGTTTATAAAAACTGGTATGACGGAGAAATTCCTACACACTTACCTGACCATGTAGAACACACTTCTGTTTTATGGCAGTCTATGATTAATAAAAAACAACAAACAGAATTAGATAAATTATTTGTACCTGGAGAAGACTTACATGTTTTAATTATGAATGTAGAAGCTTTCTCTACTAAAAAAGGCGTAGAGTTTGCAGCAAAATTTTTAAGATGTCATAGAACGATGATGGCTATTGATGAGTCTACTACAATAAAAAATCCAGATGCTAAACGTACAAAACATATCTGTACATTAGGTGAGTATGCAGGATACAAAAGAATTCTTACAGGTTCTCCTGTAACTAAGTCACCGTTAGACCTATACAAACAATGCGAGTTTCTTAAAAAAGAATTACTAGGTCATACATCTTATTATACATTTAGAACTAGATATGCTGTTATGAAAACAGCAAACTTTGGTGGTAAATCTGTACAGATTGTAACCGGTTATCAGCACCTACCAGAATTATCTGAGAAGTTAAAACCATTTTCTTATCGTGTATTAAAAGATGATTGTCTAGATCTACCGGAGAAAACATTTATTAAACGTTTGGTTACACTTACACCAGAACAAAAAAGTTTGTATTTACAAATGAAAAATTTAGCACTTGCACAAATGGACGGCAAAATGATGACTACGGCTACTGTCATGACACAGTTAATGAGATTGCAACAAATTACTTGTGGTCACTTTACTGCAGATGATGGCACTATAAAAGATTTAGATTCCAACAGATTGTCAGAACTTATGAATGTATTGGAAGAAGTAGAAGGCAAGATAGTTATATGGGCTCACTGGCAACGAGATGTTAATAGGATAATCCGGGAGATAGTTAAAAAATATGGCGAAAATAGTTTTGTAGATTACTACGGTCCCACGCCTATGAGTGAGCGTCAAGAAAATATAAGAAAGTTCCAGGATCCAGACTCACCGGTCAGATTTTTTGTAGGCACTACGCAGACAGGTGGTTATGGTATTACATTAACTGCAGCTAGCACTATGGTATACTATTCTAACGGTTATGATCTTGAGAAAAGACAACAATCAGAGGCACGTATTGATCGTATCGGTCAAAAATATCCTATGACTTATATAGATATTTACTGCGAAGATACTGTTGATGCTAGAATTGTAAAAGCTCTTAAGAAAAAAGTCAATATTGCTAGTCAGATTATGGGTGAAGAATTAAAAGATTGGATCTAAACTAAATCTTTTGCTTTACCAATTACAGGTTTGTATTTAGTTTTACCCTCTAATTTGTATGCGTGTAAATATTGTTCACGTCTTCCTTCAGGTATCCAACTACAATGTATCCATCCCGAGTTAGGTTCTCCGGGTGTGTAGAACTCGAGAATCAATTGATCTGTCTCAAGGTTTTGTTTAATCCAATCAGCAACTTCAGCGTTGTCGACTCCAATACATTCGAAGTCTGCTGCCTCAGCTTTCGCATGCTGTGAATTTCTAGAGCTACCGATAGCTAAACATAAATCTTCACTACGAAATCCGCTAGTAATTTTTACTCTGCCGAAGTGATCACGTACTGGCTGCAAAATATTTTCACATAATGCTTTTAGTTTTTCTATTTGACCAGAGTTAGGGTTATTATTTATACCCTTACGTATGGCAGTGTCTGATTTGATAAGCTCTTGCAAGCTAAAGTTTCGACTAAGATTCATAATTTTTATTTTAAGATTAAAGCAAATATAACATAGGCCATACCTGAGATCAACGCACCAGTAGATACTAATAATATACTTTCTACCCTATTTATTTGGCTTTCAAGCTTGTGTATCTTGTCATGAGTTTGCTTCTGCATAATTCTGCAAAGCTTTTCATGTTCTTCTATTTTTTGTATTGCGTTTTTTGCCATGTTATCCTCTGCCGAATAGTAAATCTAATTTCTGTTGTGTTGTCAAGTTGTTATAATTACTGCCTTGTACCTGCGCTGACACAACTTCGTTATTAATACTAGGTAAGTTAAGTGTTGTAGGACCTAGTGGTGTGTCTTGCATAATAGGTTGTAACGGGTTTGCAAATACAGGAAACTCTGGAAGTTTTAAACTAACGTCCGCAAATCTAGATTCAAGATCACCAATAACATCAGCAGCTTTATCAAAAGGATTAGCCATTCCTATTTTTGCAGCATTATCTGCAAATGCATTTTGTACTTCAAGAGATATAGAATATGGACGAAACACGTTGTCTTCAATTGCATTTACTTCTCTATTAGAAATTCTATCTAATGCACCATAAAAACCTTCGTCAGATATATTTAATAATCTAGCAGCGTCCATGTCACCTTTTAATTCTTTTTTTACACCAAACAATGCACGGTTGGCATTTATGTATGCGTCTACAATTTCTCTTGGTTCAACAGGTCCACCTTTTAACGCGACTCTAGTAAATAATGATCTTGAATCCCTTACACCTTTTTGAAAATTTGCAACTTTAAAATTCATTGCTCTGTCAGGATTCACATTAACTGCTCTAAAACCAAACAGTCCACCAAACTCATCACCAAATTCAAACTCTTGACCATATTTATCAAACTTACCTTTAGTAATTACATCAACAGATTCTATAGATTGATCTAATCTTTTTAATTGATCCAATGAAAAAGGCATTTGTGCTTTTACTAAGTGTGCAAATATTTTACTGTTACGATCGCCTGCTGTATCTTGATCACTATACACTTGTGCACCATCTCTAGTTCTACCACCTCTTGCAATAATATCTAATGCAGCTTCAGTCCAAATAGATTCTGATATAAAGGGCTGACCAAATTCTGACATAGCTGTAAACAAACCTTTTGCAAAGTCATCCATCATACCATCTTGGTCTGTTCTACCATCTTGCACTGCATTAACGATTGATTGTAATGGTCTAATTAATGTGTCGTATGCATTAGCATGACTAAAATCTACGTATTTAAAGCTACCATCTTCTTGTTTAATAGGCAGCAATGTAGAGTTTTTAGACCATTGGGCTGCAAACCTTCTAATTGCCTCTCTTTCCTCGTCTGTGACGTCGTATAGGGCCTGGAATGCTGCTGTTGTAGCCATAGGTATAGCTGCAACTGTAGTAGTAAAACCAAATAATCTAGTGTAACCAATTCCTTCCATAGGTTTAACTACTGTGCCATCAGCTAAAGTTATAGTTTCATTTATTTCTCTCAATGCACGTCTTACAATATTCGTGCCAGTTCTAGCAATCTCTGCAGGAAAAGATACGAAGTTACCAATAGGTAATTTTCTTAAACCTTTTACAAAGTCAGATACATAATCGTAGTTAGGTATATTGTTTCTTACAATGTCAGCTGCTTCTTCCTTTAAAAATTTTTCATCAAGTCTTACGTCAACACCATTACGTTTAAAAAATTGTCCTCTTGTTACACCAATCTTTTCATATGCTTTTTCTAATCTAGATTTTTCTACAGCCCAAGAATATATTTTCCAGAAGTCATCCTCAGCTGTGTACAAGTCTTGTGACACTTGTTTTAATTTTGATAGTGGTTTTAATAATAATCTCATACCTTTGTCAGACGTCATAGTCTCACCAAAGTTTACATCCTGTAATAGTCTAGATAGATCTCCAAGTCTTACGTTAGAGTTTACAACACCAAGCTCTAGTAATTCTTGATACAAATCATTCTGTTGTCTTGTACCTTTTAGTCCTGTTTGTAATGCTTGGTATGCTTGTTTAATTGCAGCAGGGTCTGCTGCTGGTAAGATACCGTTTGCTGCAGCAAAAGCTCCAGCACTTACAAAGTTACGTAAGTGTGTAACTGGTGATAAAATTGTTTTAGCTATTTGTGATGTAGCTTTAGGATACAATACTAAACTTTCATACAGTCTACCAAGTATACCTGGACTCTGTGTAGTCAAAGATGTTTTCTCTAGAGCTTCTGCCACACCTTTTCTAGCAAACATAGGTTTTGCAACATCGCCAAAAGGATTACTTGCACCTGATGCAATGTTTACGTTTAAAGTTTGTGCAGGGTCAATGACTGCAATTCTTTGAAAGTCATCACCAAAAAAAGCTCTTGCTTCTGCTTCTGATCTAGCAAACATAGGTTGTGATACAGAATTTTTATCCGTTGCATTTCTCCATACTTCACTTACCTCGTCGTTCTTTTTAATTAAATCATCATAGAATAAATTACGACGTGTGATTAAAGATAGTTTAGCCATACCACCTATCATAGTTTGCATAGGATTTTTTTGTTTACCAAACAAATCATTAAATACTTTTTGATCTGCTTCCGATGCTACATCTCTAATAGATATTCTAGCAACACCACCAC